TTACTGCAGCTCCGCTATCCTGGTCACTGCTACATAAATGTCCTGTATCTTATACCAGGTTGGATAATCCACCACTCCGGATGCAGGAAGCCCGAATATATTCTGGAATTTTTTTACAGATGCAGCGGTAGCCGGACCATAAATACCATCCACAGTCACTGACGGGATGGCAGGATAGGCTTTTGCTATGGCATTAAGCTGTTCCTGGATCTGCTGTACCTTTTCTCCGGTAACACCGATAGTCAGGTCATATCCCGGCCAGGATGCGGGAATCCCGGAAACTGCTTCCGCCACATTGATATACATATCGTTTCCATAGAAGCTCCGCAGGATCTCAATGGCGGAATATCCCTGATCTCCCAGAGCTTTGCTTCCCCACTGGGTCATCCATCCCCGATTCCTGCACTGCACCTGGCGTCCGTCACAGTACTGGGTCAGGATCGGCTGACGTACATCCGGTCTGGAAAGGTAGTTTTCAAAAAGTTCATCCACGATCCGGTCGATACTCTCAAAAATATTCCTGCCACGGATCCATTTGTGGTCGTATGCTGTGGAGGATGTAATGGTGAAATCATAACCCTTATTCCGGTACCACTCTGTATAAACTCTGTTCAAAGTAAACGACATGATTGCCAGAACATTGGCACATAAATGATGATACAATATCCGTCCGGCAGTGGGTACCTGCCGGACTTTTTTATAATAGGAAGTTATTTTGTCTTTGCCTTCACATGTTCGATCACCTTTTTCCAGGAATCAATACCACAGGTTCCACTTACCTTTACGCCTGTGTTTTTCTGGAAAACTTTCAGGGATGTTTCTGTATCGTCTCCGAAACGGCCATCCACAGTAACACCAAGTACAGACTGCAGCACAGAAACTGCAACGCCGGAATTCCCTTTCCGGATGATTGGAAGCTGGGTCTCAAACTTTCCCGTCAGAACTACTGCCTTTTTTGAAGTCTGTACCGGATACACTGCTTTTCCGTTCCAGTCATAGATGGTGTATCCCTGTTTCCACTCTTTCTTTGCATTCTCAAGGCTCTTGTATGCTCCGATCTGGCTCTTGCTGTCAGCCCAGGACTTTCTTGTGCGATAATACTTATCTACCGTCGGTGTGTCGGTCTTAGCTCCGATCAGCTGCTTGAACCGGTTCCAGTCACCTTTTGCACGGATTGCTGACGGGCAGTTCTTTGCACATACATCATAATGCTGCACAACTCTGTCTGCCGGGATTCCCAGCTGTTTCATAAGCTGTTTGCACACCTGGACTGTATTCTGGAAAGCTTTCTCGTAGTTATAGCCCGCCTGAACGCACATCTCGATTCCTACTGAATTTCTGTTGTTGACAGTACCGAACAGCCGACCGCCGTAGTTGACGCCCACGTGCCATGCTCCACGGTTGTATGGAAGCGCCTGATACGCTTCTGTGTCGTCCACATATACATGTGCAGAATATCCCTTAAAGTTGCCATCATGCTGTGCTTTTGCATGCGCTTTCGCATTTGCACCCTTGGCATAGTTATCCGTGTTGTGAATTACGATATATGCCGGTTTCTGACCTGCATAGCTATTGTTGTTACTGATAAGGCTTGTGTTGATATTCATGGTATTACTCTCCTTTTCTGTTTTTGATGTCTTGATAGATAATATACCGTTCAGGATGTTGATGATTTTCTGTCCGTAGTTCTTTCCGGATGCCCAGCCCTGTCCTTTGGGATTTTCCTGGATGCCGAGATGCTCAACATACTCAGCGCAGCCTCTTGATACGTATGTATATCGCGGGTCAATACATTTCTGTTTCAGTCCGTCTGTACAAGCGTAAGCCTGCAGATGCTGGATCTGCGCCCTGATTCCTTCTTTCGCAGTTTTAAAGCTGCAGCCTTTCTTTCCTGTGACGTTCACACCTAATCCGCAGAAATTATTCTGATCAAGTGTTACTGCTGATCCCGAAAACGTGAAGTTTCCTGTTTCCAAACAGGACTGGGCAAAAGCAATGTCACCACGCACGCCCTCTTCCGTGCCTTCCGTGATATACAGAGGAATCATCTTTGTGACCGAATCGGACACCTGTGGATTTACTTTTTTGATGTAAACCTTCATCTGTTCAACGCTGGCCTGTGGGGTTCCCATGATCTTTATCATATTTTCCTCCTGTGAGGGTGATCACTCACCCTCTGAATTTTTATATTTTGTTCTTTCCCAGATCTCCTTGACTTTCTCCCAGCCTCCGGTTGCAACCAGATACACGATAAATGCTGCAATCACAGATGCTACAATGTAATACCAGGTTATTGCAGCTTTATAATATGTGCACAGAATCAGTAATGCTACCGGGCACAGAATCAGGGATGCTACAAGGGCAACAATACTGGTCTGAATGTTCTTCAGACCTGGAAGATCTTTGATCACCTGCACGATTGCTGAAACGATAAATGCCAGGATTCCGATCAGGGCCAGGGCGTAAGTTACATACTGTGTGATAGTGTTAATATTCATAGTCATTCTCCCTTTCTTTTGATATGCAGTTCTTCAATTTCCTGTTTCATTTTTGTTACCATGCCATTTCCGCCAAGTCTGTGGTAAGCTTCGTACATTTCGCAGAAATTCTGATATGCGTATGACGGAATATCTCCCATCTTCGTATACTTTGAGTGATACTCAATCATCTGGACGCGAAGCAAGAGCATAGTTCCCTTACTGTTTGCGTCTCGATCTTTCTTCTGATTTTTCAGAAGCCAAACGATATAACCAAGCAAAATCGGCAATGCGATAAGATATGTTTGTGTGAGTATTTCTTTCAATTATTCACGCTTTCTCCGGCTATTGCGCCGGCGCAATTTTCTGTAAAATAAAAGAGCCTGTCACGGCTCGGCTCTGATCTTCATAAATAAATCCTTTCTATCCTTTCAATCAAACACTGTTATCCTTATCTTCGAAAACATCTTCCGCTCCTTCGAACTCCAGAAGGGTTTTGAGATATTCATATGCTTCCTTGATACTCAGATCGCTAAATTTCTCAGTTTCATAGGTGACAATTTTCTGATAAGGCTGCTGAATTTCTCCCGCGAGCTGTTTATTCCTGATCTCTTCGGAAGCCAAGGAAATCACAGCAACAGAGCAATGACTGTTTACAGTGTTTGATACATACAGGATGCGGTGGTATTCAGTAATCACACCATCCTCCTGGATTATCTTCTTTTTTAATGCCATTTTGATTCTCCTTTAGCTAAAATGTGATTTTTATACTTGCCATGATAGCGCAAGTATCATTATTCACAATGTTCTTAATATCAGTGTCAGTAAAACCATTACTATCAATTCCCATTTTAGCTCTAACGTTTAATCCGTTACGCCCTCCTATAACCGCAGCTGTATACGATGCCGGTTTTATAGGTTTTGAAGCAGTCGAGTTATATATATACTTTCCATTTTGCCGAATCGTGAGCCCATTTATGCTTGATATCGAAACTGGGGTGGACATAATTGGTCGGGATAATGGAATATGAAATATGACTTCCTGTTTAGGTTTCCATTTGCTACGACCTATATCCGTATACCCTATTACGGACCAACCGCTTTGAGCGACCGAATCCCTTACCATCTTGCAAGTTCTAACATTATTATCAACAATTTCATGTCTCGAGTATCCGCCGGTTTTCATACTCCATTGCCAATTTTTAATCCCTTGATTAGTTGCCTCGGCTAAATTCCTTCCGCCAACCATTATGCTATCAATTTTACTATTAGCACTAT